AATTGCTTGGCTAAATCGGGGTCTGACTTAGCTATCTTTTTAAGTGCATTAGATTCTATACCTTTACCAACTCTTGTAAAAACAGCTGATACGAAGTTGTCTAAAACACCCTCTTTGATTGGTTTATATTTCGGCATTTTTGTCTCCAAATTAAGAATATAACTCAATAATAAATATATAAAATGTAGATTTTACCGAATTGACTTGTGTTTGTTGAGTTGTTTTTTAACCTCTTCGGCTTCTTTTTTATAATAGTCGGTTAATCTTTTTAAGTAGAATACTCGTAGATATACAGGTAGATTGTAGGCATCACCAAAATTAAATCCACCTTTTGAATGAAGAATTAATTGGAATATTTGTTCGTGGATTTCTCTCTTATAATCATCCGGCAGGCCAAAAAAATCGAAGGGTGATTGGTATCACCACACTCGTCTCCTTTCCATCTGCGGATGTAATTTTTGTTGTCATATCCATATCAGGTGTAATCGTCTCTAAATATTTTCTAAATGCAA